ATTCCCACGCCGTTAATTACGCCGCCACCGACAGGGCAGGGCTATTGATATGGTCAACGACGAACCCCGACACATCCCTCCGCGCCTTCCCTTTTGCCTTCAGCGCGATGACCACGCCCTTCTCATCAAGGAATCGCAAGTCGCTCTCGTCACCGTTGACGACGCGCCGCCCGAGGAATGTCTTGGGTATGTCGCCACGGAACACCACGGCAAAATTGATGTCGTTACCGTAGTGACTCAGCGCCTTGATCACGACAGGCGCAAATTCTGATACACCGGAGTAACTGTATGTCAGATGATAATTAGTGATATCAGCCACGCGCCGGGTAGGGATCTTGGTGTAGTCATAGAACTGCACGTACGGGAAGGCATCGAATATGCAGGCATAGTTCACGCCTTTCCACGTGAAGGGTATCGTCTCCCACCGAATGTCCGACGTACCGTTCAGCCGGACGCAGGGCAGCGTCGCCGTGGGGCCAGCAGGGCCGACATCGAAACTGAGGTACTTGTTGGCAAACTTTTCTATCTCATCACACAACTGCGACATGAACGCCGCCCGATCTCGCAGGAACAGTTCCGTGCGGGCTAGCCTAGCCCGCTGCACGGTGTTATCGGAGAGCGTCGCGCCGCCCGGCGACACGAAGGTAGCGTTACCCTTGGCGATGCCCCCACGGCCCGCCTGATTGAGGCACGGCGCAGCGCATTGCGCTAAGTCTGAGAGCGGACACAACTGAGTGCCGCTAGCGTCGCTCGGGGTCAGATACAGAATGGCAGTCACGTACCCGTACAACTGCCCTTTAACCGTCTTGGCGTTGGCATCGATGTTCAACAGCGTAATTTTTCCGGCCATGCGATTCTCTCCGTTGTGGGCGTGGGAATTCCCACGCCGTTAATTTGCGATCATCTGTAGACGCATTGCTGCGCTACGCCCCCCATTCTACCCGAAAACTTGACTAATACAATACTTTATATAATTCTTTTTAATGATGCGGAGGGGGGTAAAGTCTGTTCCGGTGTTCCAATTTGCGGGGTTTGTTCCGCTTATTGAATGCTACGGGGTCAGGACTAAACTTGCGAAATTGAGCGTCGCTGAATGAGCGTAAGTGCTTGATTTGTGGTGGGCGTGGTTTGCTTATCTCTCTATCTATATCTATCTATCTATCTAAAAAATATATGTATGTTCCGATGTTCCGCAGTTTTAAGAGTGAGATCTGCTGAGCGAGCGTGGGTGAGTTGAACTGGCTGCGAAGCCCGAGCGACACGGAGATGCGCGTCCGGCAGTTCTTTACTTATTTTTTGCGGAACAGCGGAACAAGCGGGTCAAAAACAGAGTTTTTCTTTTTGGAATCAAGCACTTGCGTTGTTCCAATTTTTCAGAGCGTAGCGGAACAAAATCAAAATCGCGCGGAACACGGAACGCCACGCATGCGTGGCTAAAACGAATCAGAAATGACGCTCTGCGTGGATTGTGTTTCTTCTTGGCGATGCCGCGCGTGGTTTGTGTTTCTTCTTGGCGATGATTAGCGGCGTGGGAATTCCCACGCTCTTAATTATCAGATGCCATGCGGCGCGGGCGCGGCGTTAGCCACGCACGGGCGCGGCGCGCGCAGCCTCGCGCGCGCGAACAAATAACTGGCATCAAACGGGCCAAAAAAGTGGGGAGGGTCGCAAGACCCTCCCCGAGGGGGCGGGGGGCTTTCGCCCCCCGGTGGATCAGCTCTTGATCAGCTTCTCGCCGTCGAGGAGCCATGCCGTGATCCGGTCAACCTGAGACTGGTCAAGCTGCTTGTGAGACTGGTCGAGCTTGACCTTGGCTTTCAAGGCTTCGATGGTGTCCTTGATGACCTCGAAAGCGGTGCGGTTGCCGTGGCGAGCCTTGCGGCTGACACCACCCGTCACCTTCTTAACATTGTCCCGCAGGTTGCGGCGGTTGTCGCGGACATAGGCTTGCACCTTGTCACGCACCGAGTCGAGCGCCGTCCAGAGTGTGGGCGAGTCGTTCTTGAACGTCGCCCATTGAGCCGAGGACAAACCGGACAGGTATGCCGCCGTCACGTGGGTACCCTCGACACCCTCGCCAGCCGCGACCAGCGAATACTGACCGCGCTCATTACGCACGGCAACCGGTGCCGTGTGGCTCGCGTCGTATGCCAACCGAGCGCCGTTGTCGAATTCTGCCCAGTTATCCCGGTCACCTTTGGCAAAATCCTTGCCGAGCGCCGGCCAGATTTTGAGAGCCGACTCGGCGAGAGCCTTGCCACGCGCACCGAGCGTAGCAAACTGGGTGCCGAGATCCTTGATGCTGGCGACCGTCGCCGCACCACCCGTCGCGGTCATTACCGCGATTTTCACACGCTTACCCATAGTACTGATCCTCTTGATAGTGTTAAAAAGAGCGCGTCATCACGACGTGGCGTGTTACAATCCTAAGCGAAATTCTGGTTTTGTATACGCGAATTTCGTAAGTCATTGATTTTATTAGGCTTGCGTCGCGCGCGTGGCGCGCGCCAATCCCGCGCGCGCGAACACATAACTGGCATCAACAGGGCAAAAAGAAGGGGGAGGCTTTCGCCTCCCCCGGAGAGGAGGGGGCTTTCGCCCCCTCGGATGGTTAGACTTTGACCGGTGGCATGATGTGGGCTTTGAACACGATGGGCTGCTGAAGATCAAGCTCAAGCTGTTTCGGCGTGGCCTGTTCCAGTGCGTGTTCGACGAACACCCGAGCCGGGTAGCCTTCGATTCCGGCAATACCAATCAACGCAATCAATTCGTCAACCTTGTGACCTTTGCGGATCAGGCGCTGGAAATTGAGTTGAATCTTCTTAAAGTGACGACGACCGAGCCATTGGCGGCAATCGCTGAGCGCAGCTTTGCGCTTTTTGGTTTCGGTGGTGTGCTTGGTGTAATCGATGATCTGATGCATGGTTTTCCCCTTGGGCCGGGGGGCTTTCGCCCCCCTTCCCGGTTGGTTGATTAGGCGGCTTTCTCAAGTTTTTCGATCTTCTCTTCAGCCTCTTTGTACCAGCGCATATACATATCTGCGCGGCTCTTGTAGTACTCCAATTCCTCACACTTCTTCGACAAGGCTCGGATCAGATCCACAACATCAACCTTTGCAATATCCATCTCTGACTCTCCAGTGAACGGACACCGTGTCCGTGAGTTAAGATTATCATAAACCACGCTTTCGTCAACCGATTTCTCGCGTCGCGCGCGGCGCCCGCGCTCGTCATGCGCGCGCGAACTAATAACTGGCATCAACAGGCCCAAAAAAGGGGCGGCTTGCGCCGCCCCCGTGGATCACTCTTCCATTACGGGGTAGTTATCGGGGTCTAGGGCATCTTCCATAATTGCTGTGTTGGCTAGCATTCCGAGGATGAAGCTGGAAACCACAGTGATGCCAAGGAACAACCACATTCCACCATCAGCTAGTATCATTAGAGATAGGCAAAGGATGACAGTGAATGCAACACCAAGAACAAAAAGCGAACTGATCTTCATACTGATTCTCCGTTAACGAACACCGTGTCCGTGATTTAATATTATCATAAGCCATGAGTTTGTCAACATTCGCGACCCCACCGGGGTGGCACCCCCCAAAATACGTTTGGGACTCCGCGCCTCACCCCACACCCCATAATCCACACAAATAACTCTGCATTTTTCAAAGTTCGACCCCCACCCCCTGTATATAAAAACACCCCCCGTCATTGATTTGGTACCATGCCATTTTTCTGCTATATCTATAGTTAATGGAAACTATTCTTCCCGATATAGAACAAGGCATTCCGCTGCCCAAGAACGCAGCAGACGCTTTGCCCGCGCTTACCGCGCATGAAGAGCTAGCGATGCATGCAAGGACTATTAAACTTCTAGCCGATATCAACAACACCCCGCTTGAAGTTAATCACGCTCACATCGCTGAAGCGGGAAAATTAGGACGCGAGATGACGCTAAATCCAAAACAGAAAATGGATTTGGCAAAATATCCGAATGAAACCGTTGCCTATTTAGCGGGCATGGTTCAAAACATGAACTACCAACTAGTTGACGAGTTGGCTGAACTTAAAAATTACGTCATCAATAAGCTTGTGATAGAAGTCGAGGAAGCAAAAGATCCTCGGGTTCGCGTCGCAGCCTTAACAAAACTAGGTGAAATCGATGGTGTTGACGCATTTAAGCGTCGCAGCGAGATCACGCACGTGATTAAGCCCATCGAAGAGGTCGAAAAAGAGCTTCTCACTGTTTTGGAAGGCATCGAAGTACGGGTTTTGAGCCAAGTCGATGCTCCAATTAACTCCTGATAGCCTAAAAAAGCTGAAGTTGGCGCTGCCAACCATGCCGGAGAAGGAAAAACGGCGTGTTGCTGACCTTCTAAAGCAGTATCAGTCACAGGTTACGCAGCGTCTGGGTAAAGATTCCTTTCTAGACTTCATCGGGCATGTGTATCCCGGCTATAAAGTGGGTCCACATCACCGGAAATTAGCTAGAATTTTCGAGGAAATCGCCGAAGGCAAGAAAAAACGGGTGATCGTGAACATCGCCCCCCGCCACGGCAAGTCAGAGATGATTAGTTACCTAGCACCAGCGTGGTTTCTAGGTAAATTCCCGCATAAAAAGGTCATTATGGCCTCGCATACCGCCGATTTAGCGGTGAATTTCGGGCGTCGCGTCAGAAACTTAGTGGGGTCGGAGTCTTACCGTGACATTTTTCCTAATGTCGAGCTACAAGCTGATTCAAAGAGTGCTTCTCGTTGGGGCACTAATTTTAACGGCGAGTATTTCGCTATTGGCGTCGGTGGCGCTCTCGCTGGTCGCGGTGCCGACCTTTTTATTATTGATGATCCTCACTCTGAGCAAGAAGCTAAGCAAGGGCGTACAGATGTCTTTGAACCGGCGTGGGAGTGGTTCCAGTCGGGTCCAGTCCAGCGACTGATGCCGGGCGGTGCGATCATCGTTGTGATGACTCGTTGGTCGAAGCAGGATCTCACAGGCAAGATTGTGGATCACATGCTTCGCGAAGAAGACTCAGATCAGTGGGAAGTCGTGGAATTTCCTGCGATTTTGAACGACGAACCGCTCTGGCCTGAGTTCTGGAGCATAGAAGAACTGCTGGCTAAGAAAGCGTCGATGGATGTGCGGTATTGGCAAGCCCAGTACATGCAGGAGCCGACTGCTGAAGAAGGCGCGTTAATTAAACGAGAGTGGTGGCAGGTGTGGGAGAAAGAAGACCCACCTACGTGCCAATACACCATTATGTCGCTTGACGCAGCCCAAGAGAAAACTAATCGGTCGGACTATAATGCCCTATTAGTTTGGGGCGTATTTTTTAACGAGCAGAATAATAATCATAATATTATCTTGCTCAACGCCATTAAGCAGCGCCTTGAGTTCCCAGAGCTAAAAGCGATGGTGCTTGAGGAGTACAAAGGCTGGAACCCCGACACGTTTATTGTAGAGAAAAAATCCAACGGTGCGGCGCTCTATCAAGAGATGCGGCGCATGGGCGTACCCATATCTGAGTTCACCCCGAGTCGTGGACAGGACAAGATCAGCAGAGTAAATGCCGTGTCAGACCTGTTTGCTGCGGGTATAGTCTGGGTGCCCGACCGTAGGTGGGCGTGGGAAGTCGTTGAAGAATGTAACGATTTTCCCTCTGGTACAAACGATGACTTGGTAGACGCGACTACGCTGGCCCTTCTTCGCTTCAGGCAAGG